AATATGTATTTGGAACTTGTTGATCTGACCATGTTCCCCATTCCTCTGTAAATTGAGAGATATACCTTTGATCAAATAAAGTTCTAGCAACAGTTCTTTTAAGTAAGAAGTAATTGTAAACAAATTCAGCTATATCTTTAGGTACAGCTTCTTTAATAACTATGTATTTATTTTTTTTAAAACTCATTTAATACTCTTTTCTTTTGATATTGCTGTTTCAACAACTTTAATATTCCAATGTATAAATCTAAATGGATCTAATCCTGCATCTACTGCAAACTCGTGTGGAACATAACCTGGAAATATAATCATCGTTCCTGGGTTAGGTTTATAATGAACTTGATTTGTACCCATAGTTAATTGTCTATCATCTTTTAATGGTAACTTTGTCATCTCTGCACCAGGTCTTGGTTCGTGAAAGATAGGATAAGATGTTTTATCACTACACTTTAAAAAATAAAATCCAGATACGTGTTGATTCCAATGTTGATGTGTAGAGTGATGACCACCGCCTTTTTCACTAAACTCTTGTACCCAAAATTCTGTAAAGTGTAAGCTGTGATTTTGTAAATTAAATCCTTGCCAATCTAAAAATTCATAAGATCGTTGTCCTATGAATTGAACTAAATCTTTTGCTTTAGGATCTTGTGAAAAACTTTCGCTATGTTTAGACATACCAAATGTACCTATGTCTTTTTTCCATTTAGGTTCATTTTTTAATTTATCTTTAAGATTTTTTTCTGCTTTCTTAATATATTTATCGGTTAATTTAATTGCACTTTTCAAAAACATTGGAGCTTCTGCAATCCATACAGGCGTTTGAAAATAGAACGCAGATTTAAAATCTACGTGTCCTTTTGGTTTTGGTAATGTGCTACTACCACCTTGTTTTATATCATTCATATTATTTAAATGGATAGCCTAAATTCCATATGACTAGACTATTTCTTTCTCCTTTGGTTACTGGTTTGACTCTATGCCATACAAAAGAGGGGAATATTACTAAAGAGCCTTTTGGTAATATTTCTGTACAAGTTCTAATTGCAGGTTTTTTATCAGGATCTTCATTTCTAAAATCAAATTCCAACTCTCCACCTTTGTATTCTTTTGGGTCTGTTAATGTTACTGTTACAGATAGTTTTCTTATCTTACCTTTCGTTGGTCCTTCTTCCCTATAAGGGTTGTCCCAACTATCACAATGCCAATCATAATATTGTCCTTTTTTATATATTGTAAATTGACAACTTTCAGAGTGATCCCAATCAAAATTCCAACCTGCATTTTGATTTGCTTGATGAACATAAGGTTGAATTTCTTTATATATCCAAGGGTCATTCATCCAAACTATATTTGAATCTCTTTTCTTTTGTAAATTTTTTATTTCATCTTTATTAAGAGGATTTTTATTTAGGTCTCTATCTCTTCCAAAGCCACCTGTAATAGCCATAATTTCTCTTTTCTTTTCTGCTTTACCATATTTAACTATCATATCGCATATTCTTTCTGGTACAGCATTTTGAAAATACCAATAGTAATTAGATATATTCATTTTACTAAAAACCACCCTGTTACAATATATTTTTCTTTATCCCCTGAAATTATTCCATGATGAGGATGGGTAAAAAAAGCAGGCCAAATAATTAAACTTCCTTTTTTACATTCCGTTTTAATATTTTGAAAAGGAAAATTAGTTCCACCATTTTTTACATCATTACAGTACAACATATAAACTAATTCTCTATTAACTTCTTGTAAACTAAATTTTTCATAGTGCTGTTTAAAATAACCTTTATTTTTTTTATAGTGTTGTATTTTATGAGATTGAGCGCTATGTAAAAAACCTTTTATTTCATATTTATTCATATAGTGATTAACAAAAGTACCCAGTAATTTATAAAAATTAATAATAAAATCTTGTTTAGATTCATTATAAAAAAATACGTCTGTTGAATCTTTTTCTTTTAAATCCATAACATCATTTTTTATTGTTCCTTTACGTTTATATTCTTTATTTTTTTTATGATACTTTATAAAGTTTTCGCACAAATTATTTGGTACGTTGTAGGTTTCAATAAAATTAAACATATTCATAATTTATAACCAAAATTGTATTTAATTTTTTAGATGTATTTTCTGTAATCATATATCTTTGTGTAGAAGGAAACATAATAAAATAATTATTTTTAACTGGAATATGCCATGTTCTGTTTTTTCTTCTATTATTATCATATTCAATAATACATTCACATGAGTCTAGTTCTACGTCTACGCCATATATAAATGTATAGTCTGGTGAGTTTCTTAAATCAACAGGCTCTAAAGAATGCATTAAAACAGATTGTTCTTTGGGATGTAAAATTTTACCATGCATATTTTTTGGCACTAATGTAAAATGATATTCTGCTTTCCAATGATCTCTCATATAGTCTTGCACCCATTGTAATGATTGTGAAAAAGGCACTTTATAATTTTTGTAGGAATAAGTTTGAGGATTATTATTTATTCTATCTGGAGTAACAAATGATTTTAAAATATCATTTTTAATTTTATTACGATCAATTTCGAAGCCTTTCGGCATTGCTATTTCGCCTGTATATAAATCTACTTCTGTTAATACTTTCTTATGCATACCTCTTCAGATATGTAATAAAATCTATTTAAAATGTCAAGTATGTATTATGATTTAGCAGCTCTTTCTGTTTTATCCCAAGCGCCTGTAGATTCATTCCACTCATAATAGTTAGTTAATGCTTCTTCTTCAGATAATATAGGTGCATCTCCAATAGGTGATTGCCATCTTGCTTCTGATGTATTTAAGACCCAACTAGCGTAAGGTTTTTTAGATAAAAACAAATCATTGTCCTCATCATAAATCATACCTATACCTGCGTAGTTACCCCTTAAAGGTGTTCCACCTAATTTATGTTGTCCGCCAAATGTATTATAAGATGTTTTTTTCCATAAAGGCCAGCTGTGGATTCTTTCCAAAAACTGTCTACCTACTTCTTCATCTTCAATACCATCAGCATTTTGACAATCTTTATCAGCTACAACTTCAACGCTGATAACTTTATTGTTTGCTCCTAGTTTTGCGTAATGTGCCATAATGTTCTCCTTATATTATATTTTTTAACTTATGTAAATTCATTAATTTTGAAATTTATATCTTATCGCAATAAAACCTGAACCACCTGTTCCACCTTTTCCTCCATTTGAAGCAGGTGAATTATTACCAGTTCCACCTCCGCCACCACCAGTATTAGCTGTTCCTGCAAATCCTGCATATGTTGGACTATTTGCTGGACCTCTTCCATTTGCACCTCCACCTGAACCACCTAATGCAATACCTCCTGGAACATCACCACATGTTGGTCCACCTGGGCCTAAACCTCCTCCGCCACCACCCGCGAAATATCTTGTTGAACTAACTGGTCCTGGAGTTCCATAACTTGGAGCTGTTGGACCAAAAAAGTCATCACTCACATAAGAACCTGCTCCACCTGTTCCTAATCCTGGTCTTGAACCTACTCCTACTGCGCCTCCACCGCCTCCACCTGCTCCGTAGGCTGAACCAGTTGGAACACTGCCACCGCCTCCTGCGCCACCTGTATTACCTTGAGGAGGACTAACTGGGGGAGTATTACCTGCCCCTCCTGGACCTCTTGGACTTGGAGTATTATAACCTCCTGAACCACCACCTGAAGCACCAGCGACAGCATCATTATCTTCGTTTCCTCCTCCACCGCCTCCAGCAGAAGTAATTGATGAAAATGTAGACACGTTTCCACTAGTTCCTACAGTGGGAGAAGTGCTTCCATTATTAGGAGCCGTTGAACCACCACCAATTGTAACTGGATAAGATTGTACTGAAACAGGTAAACCTGCTGGATTTGCTAAAGGTGAAGTTGCTGGCGATGGTAAACTTAAACTATTAGACATTCTAAATCCTCCAGCTCCTCCGCCTCCACCAAAATAAAAACCTGCAGCTGAACCACCGCCTCCTATAACAAAATAGTCTACTGTGTTTGAACCTGCTGCATTACCAGCAGAAGAAACACAAAGAGCACTAGTACCTGTAAAAATGTGTGTTTTATGATCTCCAGAAGTAATAACAGTACCACCAGTTGCTGTTACATATTCTTTGTTAGTTTTTATTTCTGTGTTATCACTTACTGCAACCCAACCTTGAGTGCCATCTACATAAATTAATGTTATTGCTTCTCTATCCTCATTAATAGCACCATCAGTGCAACTACCTTCAAATTTTGAACTGTTTCTTCCAATTGTAATTTTATTACTACCTGCTGTTCCTGCATAATCTGCTATTGACACAATATCTCCTGCTGAAGGAGAAGCGGGCAGAGTTACTGTTACTGCTCCACCTGTTGTGTTTATAAAATAACCTTTACCACTAACACCAGTAAGTGGTGATGTTTTAGCAGTGGTACACCAATCTACAGTTCCTGTTCTACCAAACCCACTTTGAGTAGCGCCTGTTGCTAAATTAACAGATGAACCACATTTACCTAATGTAAGTGTGCTACCTGTTCTATTTTCTATTTCGTTTACTTTAATTTTACTCATAATTATTGAAATTTGTACCTTATTATTACTACACCAGATCCGCCTGTAGCACCACTAGCACTGTTTAAACTACTTGGACCACCAGCACCACCACCTGTATTTGCAGTTCCGTTATCTCCTGCTGCGTTAGCATTAGTTCCACCTCCACCACCTGAACCAGCAGATCCCATACCTTTTCCTGCTGGAGTGTATGATCCACCAGCGCCACCGCCACCTCTAGTTACCGCTGCACCTGTAATTTCTGTTGATACTCCATTACCACCATTACCTGATGTAGAAGGACTAGCATTAGTACCTGCTGCACCTGCACCTCCTCCACCACCGCCTTGTGTGTCTGAACCAGGACTAGGACTTGTTCCTCCATTATTACCTTGTGGGGGACTAACTGGAGGAGTGTTTCCTGTTCCACCAGCTCTACAAAAACCTCCACCGCCGCCACCACCACCTGAACCTCCAGGACCACCTACGCCTGGAGCTGAACTACCTGCACCAAAACCACCGCCTGCTGAACTTATACTTGAAAAAACTGAAGCTACACCGTTTGTACCTGGAGTTTCTGGCGCTGGCCCTGGATTTCCTGGTGCACCTGCACCTCCTGATCCTATTGTAATTGGATAACTTGTTACTGAAACAGGTAAACCTGCTGGTGCTACTAATGGACTAGCTGTATAAGGAGTTGCTGGAGTTTTACCTTCTCTAAATCCTCCGGCTCCTCCACCGCCTGCTGAGTTACCACCTGAACTTCCTGAACCTCCTCCTCCACCAACAACCACATAAGATACATTATTATTACTAGGTGTTGGCGCTGTGCAAACTATAAAATTTCCTGAAGAATTAAATGTATGTATTTTAAAATCACCTGATGTTGCTATAGTTCCGCCCGTTGCTACTATAAAATTAGGAGCGCCTGTAACATTTGCTGTTGAATCTGTTACTGTTTTCCAACCTTTTGTACCATCCACATAAACTAAAGTTACTGATTGTCCATTAGTTATTAAATCGGCATTATTTGCTCCACCATTTATTAAAGATGAATTTCTACAAATTGTAACATTGTTTGTAGCCCAAGTAGTAGCGTAATCTGCAAGTGCAATAATATCTCCGGCACTTGGAGAAGCTGGAAGAGTAACTGTTATTGTTCCACCAGTTGTATTAATAAAATATCCGTTGCCTGATACGCTTGTTAAGGGAGAAGTCTTGGCAGTTGTACACCAATCAACTGTACCAGTTCTTCCCATGCCTGATGTAGTTGCTCCACAAGCAACAGCAACAGTTTGACCCGAAGAACCTAATGTAATTGTAGATCCACATTTTTTTATAATGTTAGATCCATCTGATGTTTTTTGTATGTTATCTACTTTAATTGTACTTGTCATTAATTTTGATATTTATATCTAATTACTACTATACCACTTCCACCTGCACCGCCTGTTTTTGCGTTAGCATTATCATATTGAGAACCATAACCACCACCGCCACCGCCTGTGTTGGCAGTTCCTGCAACGCCTCCTACACTTGGAGAAGTAGCATTTCCTGCACCACCACCGCCTGCACCTCCAGACCCTGCTGAATTACCTGCTCCTCCTGGATAACCTGCTCCACCTCCACCACCACCAGCTCTT